TCTGGCTTGCTGTCGTGGCGAATGCACACACGGTCGTTCTCAATCGTGATAGTGCCACCGTCAAACATGATCGGCTCAAACGATTCCTTGCGGGCGACCCGGGCACGCATGACGTTTAATTTGTCTGCAAGCCGCTTGATTTTTGCATTGCTGGAAGTTAGTGAGGACGAACAAGACCAAGGTTCAAAAAGACTATAAATTACTTTATCTTCAAAAGTTGTCCGCTCTTTTATTTTATTGAACTTTTCAATCGGTGTTTCTTTTGTTCGTAAAATTTTACTGACAATCAAAAGCATTTCGTGGAAAGTTTTTTCTTTGTCAAGCTCCGCAAGCACCAAGTCTATTTCTTCCTCGGGGCTCTTCGTCCGCACGGCGTTTGCCCGCTTGATATAACGCTTGCGCCACGCTCTGAACTCTTCCCACGCTTTATCAGTGGACGCACAAGCCTTTTGATTTCGCGCCACTGGAAAGTTAGCTGGTCCCGTAATCATCCAGCTAAGCACCCGCGCTTTTCTAGCAAGCCAAAGTGAAAGATGCTTGATGTACTTGGCTTCATAGTTGTTAGCCGATCCTAACTCTTGCAAGTCAGCCTCTAGCTCCTGCGAAAAAGCTTGTATGTCAGCCTCGGTTCTTTTCTCAGGGTCAAAGCTGGCGTTAGCGTAGGCATTAAAAAATAGATGGCGTAGGTTTTCAATGGATTTCATTTTGTCCTCGTTAGTTTGTATGTTAATACCGATACGGCGTGAAGTGAATTATAATGTACGGCTTTTCAGTTGGCTTGTGGTCGAACCAATTGTAAAAGTCAATATGAGATAGTCCATCATGATGCGCACCACATTCAACAACAATAAAGTGATCTGTAAATAATCGTTCCTGTGTTATTTTCTGGTACCCCACGCCGTCTTCTTTCGTTAGAATCCTGATAGGCGGCTCTTGCTTAGAGCCGTAAGGCTTCCCAGACCATTGGCGAACCGACAGGACGGCGCGTCCGGCGATCACTTCATCTAATCGCTTAGCCCACAAATCATAATTGCAACGGATCGTGTGGATCTTGAGACCTTGCTCAAAAGACTCGCGGAAGTTCGTGGGTTGTCCCGCCCGTGGGTGCCCTTGTTGGAAGGTCTTTGACAGTGTGATGACGTAAGTTTTGAGTTTCATTTTAACGATCCTTACTTTGTGTGCTACCGGAGGTATTCCGGCAGCTCTTCGTTTCTCTTTCTGTCATTTTGTTCTCAATTTTATTGCTGTGATTGCCTCTAAAGCTTCTCGTACATCATGACATACAAAGTAATACCCACCTACAGATTCTAATTTTGCTTGCCATTTTATTTGGTCTGGGTCTTGTGTACCACCACCTGTTTTTACTTCGATACCGAACGTAGTGCCTCGTTTTCCAGCAGCGCCTAATATATCAGCAGCACCAGGATTCCCTACGCGTATACGGCTTTCAGGGCGTCCCACTGGACAGTAAACGCCCGTGGGATTATTCCACGCGAACACATCCGGCATACGAGTGATTGCATCAAGTATGCGATTCTTCATGGCTGTGTGGATTTCGGCGCTGGTCATTTGTACTCACTAATATTTATTATTACGATATTACTCATTTTAAACCCTGGGTGTTCTAACATTATTTTTTGCTTTATCAATTCGGGATGCAGCCCATCCTCGTAAAGCCTTATGTTTGTAGAGCCTTTTGACATTGTGCATTCGACCCTGTATTTATACGTTAAAATAGACATAAAAGTAAGTTAAATTTAATTTGTCTTTTTGGCAATATATTTTTATCTTACATATTATGATTCTAAAAAAATGGCGATTAAAAAATAAATTAACACTAGAAAAAGCCTCAACTCTATTAAACATAAGCGTTTCCGAGCTTTCGCGCTGGGAAAATCAACTCCGTTTTCCACGAAAGGCCCAGCTTGAAAAACTAATTAGCATAACAAAAGGAGCCGTTCGGCCGGAGGATTTCTTTTGATTATCCTTCGCGACTACCAAAAAGACGTTACAGATAAAGTAACGGACGCTTATAAACAAGGCTCCCGGTTTCCTATTATTGTGGCAAGTACGGGTGCAGGGAAAACAATTATGTTTTCTTTCGTAACCCAAGGCACTTCGCAAAAAGGAAATGCCGCTGTTCTTGTTGCGCATAGAAAAGAAATAATAAAACAAATTTCTTTTTCACTTGCAAATTTTTCTATCCCGCACCAAATTGTGGGTTCTAAAAAACTGATTAAAGAAATAAAAAGCGTCCACAACTATATAGATAGCGGTTCTAGCATTATCGTTGGTTCCATTCAAACACTTGTGAATCGTTTAGATTTTATAGATAACGTAATGACTCGCTCTAAAAAGTTGTTGGTTATTGTCGATGAGTGCCACCACATGGTGAGAGATACCCAGTGGGGGAAGGTGCTTGATTACTGCATAAATAACTACAAGGCATTTGGTCTTGGAGTGACAGCAACCCCAGCAAGGCTTGATGGAAAAGGCCTTGGCAAGTGTTGCGGTAATTTTGCGGATAAATTAATTTTAGCCCCACCAATGCAGTGGCTTATCGACCACAATTATTTATCTCCATACAAAATATTTTCAGCAGCAAACGCTATAGATATGTCTGGCGCTCACCACAGCATGGGCGACTTTGCGACTTCCGAAATTGAGGAACGCGCAAACAAACCCACGATTACCGGGGATGCAATCGCAGAATGGAGAAACCACGCGTTTGGACTCAAGACAGTTATTTTTTGTGCTTCGATAAAACATTCACAAGAAGTCGCCGCTCAGTTTACGATGGCGGGAATACCTACAGCCCATATAGATGGCACCACAGAAAGCGATGAGCGCACGGCCGCTATTCGTGATTTTGCAACTGGTAAAATGCAGTGTCTTTCTCAAGTAAATCTTTTTTCTGAGGGATTTGATTTGTCGATGGCAGCACAAATGGATGTTACCATTGATTGCGTTATTGACCTCTCTCCAACTGAATCGCTAGTAATGGCTATGCAACGTTGGGGGCGCGCGCTCAGGCCCAGCCAAGATAAAATAGCTATACTACTCGATCTCGCGGGAAACGTTATGCGTCATGGTCTCCCGGCGATGTCACGAGAATGGAACCTTGACGGAATAAAGAAATCAAAAAAGAATATCGAAACTGATATAACTAAGTTCCCAGTGCGCACCTGCCCCGAATGCTTTTGCGTTCACGGCACCGCTCCGATTTGCCCCGAGTGCGGCTATACATACAAAGTAAAGCCGCGAAAACTAATTGAGCAAGAAGGGGTACTTCAAGAGATCACCGAAGCCGACTATCAAAAGTTGCAAAAGAAAAAAGAGCAGGGTATGGCTAAAACTTATGATGACTTATTAGCTCTCGAAAAGCTGCGAGGCTATAAACCAGGCTGGGCTAGGCACATTTTTATGTCTAGAAACAACAAACCCCGCTAACGAGGATGAGAGCGAGGTGTGTTGTTTCTCAAGGAGAACCCGTAACGAATAAAATAGAAAATAATTTTAGACAAGTTACAATGTAAGTAAAAAATAATTTTAGCAAACAAAGTAATATAATCAATCTCATTATTTTTTGACTACATTATAGAGGCCCGTAATTTTCAAGGAGTTTCTTTCGATGTTTTATGATGCAAAACAAATTAACCAGATGGCAAATGGCCTCTGGAATCAACTGATCCCAGCACTCACGGGGTGCGACGTTGCGCAGCTTGCAAAAAGACACGGTCCTTGTCCCGCGTGTGGTGGTGACGATCGCTTCCGATTCGACGACCTAGAGGGTCGTGGCACCTGGTACTGCAACCAGTGTGGCGGAAAGGATCACCGGGGAGGCGCAGGGGACGCAATTGACCTTATCATGCGTATCAATTGTTGGGATTTCAAAACGGCTCTCAACGCTACTGCCGCATGGCTTAACGCGCCTGGGGAAACATCCCCCGAGATTCCACGCTGGAAGAGCGTACAAATTAACGTACCCGAGAAGCCACCAGAAGAATGGGTGCCTCTTGAAACTCAGCCCGAGGATATGGTCTCCGCCCTTATGGGGCCAAAGATCTCAATTTATAACATTGATAAAAAACGTCAATCCAAAATTGCTCCCCAGCACGTTGCTGTTTTGCGCCGCCCGAACGGGTCACTTTTTGGGGCTATCGTCCGTTTCGTAATTAACAAAAAGAAATTACCACTTCCGGCTATGGTTTGTACGAACAAAGTAACTGGAGAAATAGCCTGGTGCTTTCATGCGCTACCAGACAACCGCCCTTTATATGGCTGTGAGGACTTTATCCCCGAAAACACAGTGTTACTCGTTCAAGGGGAACGCAAATGTGACCTTGCCCGCGATGGCATTGACGGTTACGATGTATGCTCTATAGTAGGTGGAGATGGGGCTATATGCCACATGGATTTTTCATCTCTTGCAGCAAGCCGTGTTTTGATTTGGCCAGATAATGATCAATCCGGTAAGCGATGCGCCGAAAGACTGAAAGAAATGATTAATTCTATCGCTGCTTCGGTCGAAATACTTTCTATCCCCAGCGGGAAGCCAGAAAAATGGGATGTTGGTGATGCCATTGAGACTGATAAATGGGATGCTGAAAAACTTACAAATTACTTACAACATAATGAAGATTACGCACAAACTAATATACCGCCTGTTATTTCTGTTGACGCGTGTGATGAGCCGGAACCTATACAGAATGCGGGTTCTACAGATTCTAATTATGTCGATTTTACGAGAAATAAGAGAGGAAAAATATTAGCGACGATTGAAAATTTTCATCTTATGTGTGTTCATTACGGGGTCAAATTAGGTATTGACCTAATAAAAGACGATCAAATTGTAAGTATTCCAGGGAAAACAGAAGAATATAATAAAGCAAATACCGATTTAGCACAAATGATTAGTTTTGCTGAAGAAATTGGATTTACTAGCTCGTTAGTCCGTGGGTATATGGCTCTCGAAGCATCTAAAAATGTGATTAATCCAATTGCTGATTGGATACAAAGTAACGCCTGGGATGGAATTGATAGGCTACAAAATTTTTATGATACTATTTCTGTACGAGATGATTTTAGTAATACACAAAAAGAGCTTTATATTCGTAGATGGATGTGTTCAGCGGTTTCTTTAATGTTTGATAAAAATAATCCTGAAACACACGGAATCCTTGTTTTACAAGGCGCAGAGGGCGAAGGTAAAACTTCATGGGTCGGTAGTTTATTACCAAAAAATATGAAGGATTATTTTAAGGGTGGTCGAAATGTAGATGTGGGAAATAAAGATTCATTATTAGGATGCCTAAATAAATGGATTGTTGAGCTCGGAGAATTAGGCTCAACACTAAAAAAAGATTTAGACTCGCTCAAAAGTTTTATTACCGACTCTACAGACGAAATAAGAAAGCCATACGCTCCTATGGCACAAAGGAATAAACGTCATACTATTTTTGCGGCCACCGTAAATAAAGAAAATTTTCTTAAGGACGATGAAAAAAATAGGCGCTTTTGGGTTATTCCAGTGAAAACAATTAATGCGATGCATGGGATTGACCAGCAGCAACTTTGGGCGCAAATAAAAGTTTTGTGGGAGTCTGGAGAAAAGACTTACTTGACGATGGAAGAACAGGCCGAACTTGCAAAATCAAACGACAACTTCAGAGAAGCTGATCCAATTGCCGAATTGCTTGAAACCGAATTGGATTGGGACCGTGATCACGACGACTGGAAAAAAATAACTGCAACAACGCTCGTGATGAAGCTAATGCCAAAAAATACGCCTAATCGAAATCAGATAAGAATGATTCATTTGCATCTCTCCAGGCGTGGAATAGAGAAAAAAGTGCTGCACGGGGCCATGATGTTTCTACTGCCCCCACTCAAATCAGAGCGATTTTTGTAATTTCTTTCAACTAAATTACATACAAATTAAATTCCGTTTTATTGGTAAATGGAGTTAAGCCCTTATTCTATATGATTCAAATTGGGTATAGTAACTTTTAGCCTACTTCTTTTTAGACTATCAGCCCCAAAAAATGGTATCGTATTGGGAGCACCTTTACTTCTTTTCCCCTTTTTAATTAAATACAAAGAAATATCCCTATAATTAAGAAACACGCACAAAGCCTTATTCTATATAGGTTTTAGTAAAATATTGTAAGTAAAATATAAGTGTTTTAATTCCTTTATTTCTTTCGGTTGCTCCTGAAAAAGAAAATTTCCATAAGAAACGTTACTTTTTTTAATTGACAATGAGTTAAAGAAAATTTAACGATGCCGTTTTTTACTTAAAAATAACGCCGAAAATCCTTTCAACTATACCTCCATTTACTATACCTTACTTCTATACCCCCTTAAAATCCTATATTCTATATAGCTCTAAAGATACTAGGTATACTAGGTATAGTAAATATTTAATAATTTATAGAAACACATAGAATAAAGGATTATAGAATTTCAATTTTCTTTATTTCTTTATTTTTGTTTTTATATGGTTTTAAAAGTACTTGCACCACCCACACCTATTTACTTCTAGCCCTTATTATATATGGGACAAATGGGTATAGTAGGTTACTATACCCAACCCACCTTTCTTTTCTCTTGGCACGTTATTGCTTTATTTAGATAGTTTCTTTCGAACGTACCGAAAAAACAAGTTGCACCACTTCCAGAATTTTTATATCTTCCTACCATCCTCACGCATTGTGGATAACGTGGGTGTCTGGTTTATCCCCGGGCACCCACAACAATGCTGAGTCACAATGCAACTACGAGGTAATGTATGGATCAGGAACTCACGGAAGAGCAGCAGCGCAGTGCACACAAAATAATCAAAGCGAACCGAGGGGATTGCGGGAAAAGAAGCAATTTCTTGAGCTGTGTTGATTGTCCCAACAGTTCTTACAATTCAGGCGTTCTTTGTTTTACTTCTGATTTTCCAGAGAGATCAAAATCGCCAGCATTCCAAGCCGAGAACCTGCGCAGGTCGCAAGCATGGCTTGATGAGCATATCACGGACGCTGAGATCTTAGCCGAGACTCCCAAGGAGTTCTGTGAGCGGATGGTGAGGACGAAAGGATTTGGAAAATGTTTTGCTTCGATAACAGAAAATAATTCTCTTTGTAAAAATTGCGCCATCTCAATCGACGGAGACGATTGCTGTCCCAATGAATGTCTCGAACGCGCTAAAACCTACCTAGCCTCACACCCCGCAACACCGCAAGAACCACCCAAGCGTAGACCAAAACCCGATGAGATGGTGGTGGGGGCTCCTGTACGCGTGAGGCTGTGGGATGAGCTGGTAAAGGATGGAATATTAAATTGTTATGGAGATATTGTTTTCAAAAATTCAGTTTTATGTTTTACCAAAGAAATGCGTAAGTTTTGTGGAACTACACACAAAATAATTATGCGTGCGGGTTACCCATATTTGGAAGGATGTGGATATTTGAATTTTACCTCCGAGATGCTGGACTACGTGGATCCTGAAAAGGTGGTGGAACCTGAACCTGTCGCTAACGCACCTACACCGGAAGCGAAAGAGAAAGGCGACACCACCGTAAAAGGCGATGTCGATAAACTCCCGCTTTGGTTGCGCCTTATCAATTTCCGAGACCTTTTACCAGTGGACACTCTCCGTATCATCACGCTTGAAGGACAAGTGGATGACCTGACCAAGAAGCTGGCGGCAAGCACTCGCAAGTGCGATAGGCTACAGCGCAGGCTACGGGCTAACTGGGAGGCGAAGCATACAACTGAAGAAATAGAGGCTTGGTTTGATGCGGGTAATGGTAGTGCCTCTTTGGCAGGAGAAAAATCGAAAATTTGTCCCAATGGTCACACTACCTGGATTCCTGCGACGCGGGGGAACTTGAAGCTATAGCGCACAACGTTGTGTGTAATTGTCATTGGGTCACGGTTGTTAGCGCATCCGTGGCTTTTTTTATTTGTTTTGCCAAATAAATAGAATTATTTTTATGTCTCAATTTATTTATGCGCATATATAAATGAATGCTTTATATATAAATTATTTTCATTTAACCTATTTAACTTGATAAGTTTTTATATTTAACTTACGATGATAATCCCGCAACAAGTTCACCTCATTCCTGACGATAAACTCTTGACGCAAGCACAACTCGCAGCGAGGCTTAATGTGTCGTCGGCGGCTATCTGTAAGGCATGGAAGCTTGGACGTATTGATGTGTGGACTAATTCGCAGGGGCATAATGCATTTTATTTGGACGTTGTTATCGAACAAATGAAAACTCGGAATCGGGCCCCAATGCGGCATAAAATTCAAGATGCTATTTTTTCTAATGGATTCGCACCACCACCAGAAATAATGATGGACCAAAAAGAACTATATAAAAAACCAGAACCACCACCAAAAAATAAACCAGTTAAGCCAATAGATATAAATAGAGAAAGGCTTATTGGAAATGCGGGGACAAATGCAGAAACAAATCTAAATTCTGGAAATTTAAAGTCTACAATAAATAAAATTGTTGAACAGGACGAATTTTATAGTTGTGAATTAAAACGACTGAAAGTTTTCAAAACGCAAATGGAAATCGATGTAAGCATTGGAAAATTATGTGATGTTGAAGATATCGAAGAAAAATTTTCTGGGTTAATTATTGATGCTAGAGATAGGCTTCTAGGAATAAGTGGAGCATTTAAAAACAATTTTCAAAATGCAGAACCAGAAATGATTTCTTTTTTAGATTCTTTTATTTCAGATGCATTTAAAATAATTGTAAATAGGAGTTCAATTAATGAATGATACAATTGATTATTCGAAATTAATGGATTCCAAAATATTAATTAATCGGATAGCTTCTAATTTTAATCCTCCTTCGTTCTCTGGCTTATCCGCGATTGATTATGCCGAAAAATTTGTATACATTTCGACAGAAGATAACCCACCTCTTGTTATTCCGTACAAACGAAATTCAGTTCAATCTTTTTATCACAATTGGAAAGAGGTACAACCCGTCCCTAGGGCTAACGGGAAAAGAATAATCGTTCTTAAGTCCAGGCGCATGGGTATTACGACTTACGAACAAAGTATTTCATATTCAGAATGCAGAACCCAAAGAAAGGCTAATTGCTTGACAGTTGCGCAAACTGACGATGCAACGACAGAAATTTTTAGAATGGTAAAATTTATGCACGACAACGACATAAATAAAGCCAAGACAAAACAAGATTCAAAGGGAGCGCTTGAATACCGAAAATTAGCTTCTAAATTTTCGATTAGCTCAGCCGAATCTACCGCTATACAGCGAGGTTCTACGCTTACGAGGGCGCACTGTTCTGAAATTGCTTTTTGGAATATCAATGATCGAAATGCAGAAAATTTAATTTCCGCTATTTCTGAGGCTACCAGGCAAGGTGAGTTTGTTTTGGAGACTACCGCAAATGGAGTTGGCGGTTTCTTTTATGATTTATGGATGGAAGCTATTTCTGGAAATTCAATGTGGACTCCGTGTTTTTTAGGATGGTATTTAGACCCTAGAAATTCAGTATCAATTACACAAGAAGAAAGTGAAAAAATATTAGAAACACTTGATGATGAAGAAGTTGATCTAATTGATAAAAATAATGTCAACATAAACCAACTGGCCTGGCGTAGACTTAAGCGGGTTGGTTCTGAAAGAAAAAAGAAAATGTTCGATCAGGAATATCCTTCGGACGCTGCCCGTGCTTTTATTTCTTCTGGTGGTAGTTATTTTGATGTTGATAAAATTTTAAGCATGATTCCAAAATGCAAAAAACCGATTTATGAAAATTCTTCTGGACTAACAATTTGGAAAGAGCCGGAGGCAAATCATAAATACATTGTTGCTGCGGACACGTCTGAGGGCAATCTAGATTCAGATCCATCTCCCATTGTTATTCTGGATTGGGTAACAGGAGAGCAAGTCTACAGGTTGAATTGGTGCGTGAAGCCTAATGTATTGGGCCGAAAGTGCGTTGAGCTTGCAAAAAAATACAACGGGGCTATTGTTGCTGTCGAAAATAATAACACTGGACACAGTGCAATAAACACAATAATGAACCAAGAATGCTATTCCAATTTATTTATTATGGACGGTGCCGAATCTCCTGGATGGAGAACCGACGCTAGAACCAGACCTATTCTTTTGTCCGATTTAGATGATGGGTTATTGGAAGATACTTTGTGTGTAAATGACGCTTTGTTTTTGCAACAGTGCATGGCGTTTAAACAAAACAGTGCTGGAAAATACGAATCGGCAAGAGGTAGTGGACACCATGGAGACCTTATAATTGCATGGGGAATCGCTAATCAAGTAAAAATATTGTGTGCCCCAAAGAATTCAAATCCTATTTTCGTATAAATTAACTATTTTAATCTTATGAATCCAATAAAAAAAATTAAAGGTTTGTTAGGTCTTGACTTTTGGCAAAAAAATATTTTTAATGCTGGGTCAGGAGCTAGTGCCACAAGAAAAGGAAACGCCTTTGATTCTGTGTGGACTATTTCTGGAATCGAGGTCATTGCAAATTGTTTGGCATCGCTGAAGTTTGAGTTTAAGGATGAAAAAGGAAATGTTTTGGAGCGTTTTACGCCAGAGCAGCAGATCTGGATTAATTTATTTCAAACTCCAAACAATGTATTTGCAGGCCGTCAGCTTTGGGAACTAACATCCATGCTATATGACGTTGACGGAATTGCCTATTGGGTTCTGTATGGTCCTAACAACACTCCGATTTCTGATCCATTTGAAATCCCAGTAAAAATAATGCCGTTTTCAAAGGCACAAATAAAGCCAAAAATTGATAGAAGTAGTGGAAGTATTTTAGGTTGGGAATTTAAAAATGAAGGACGTTCCGAGTCGCTTAATTTGTACCAAGTTGTGCGCTTTTGGAAATCAAATCCTAATAGTTATATTGAAGGACTCTCTATTGCTGACAAAGTGGGACGTGCTCTAGCCCTTGATTCAAAAGCGAAAGATACTAATTCTGCTTTTTTCTCTAACGGCGGTCGTCCATCTGGAGTTTTGCAAGCAACAAAATCAAACGTTGCTCCTGATGAATTGAGGCTTTATGGTGAGCACTTTGCGAATGATTATTGTTCTCCAGTGAATGCCGGGAAAATTCCAGTACTTCCAGATTGGATTAAATTTACGTCTGATCAAAACGTTAGAGATATGGACTTCCAGCACCTATATAACGTTAATCGAGACGAATTTTTTGGAGCACATCGTGTTCCTAAATTTTATTTATCTGTAACCG